TTTTTTTTTATTTCTCAATTAAATTTAATATATCCATAATGTTATAAATGAGTTCTTATTGGCAGAGTGAAGATGTCGTACAGATTGGAGAGATGCAAGTATCTGTCCCAGCAGAAAATGGACTATCTTATTCCGTTGGTTCTGTTGCTCGCAGAATTGCTTTTGATTTACCTGCTAACCAGATAGAATTTCTATCAGGTAAAGATTCCTATTTAGAGTTTGATATGGATATTCAGTATCCGGCTGCCGGAGTACCAACTCGCTTACAATTAGATCCAGCAGGAGCAGGTATGATCGTTCAAAATCTACGTATATATGATGGTGGTCGTGGTAATTTAATTGAGGAGATAAATGAATATAATCAGATAGTCGCTATGCGTCATGATTATGATACAGATCAGTCTAAAAAGAATACTCGTGCTTTAATGGAAGGTGCTACGAATAGTAATCCTCGCCATGAAGGGACACGTGGTTCTTCTAAAAGTGATATGGCGGATCTAACTACTAATCCTTGGTTCGGAGCAGCGAATGACTTCGCAGCACGAAATGTTGCCTATGATCCTAATGTAAATAAACAGAGTGTTCATTGTTGTCTTCCCCTTGAAAATTCAGGAGTATTTTCAGGTCAGGTATATCCTAATATGCTTACAGGTCTCTACATAGAAATTGATCTTATGCCTGCCCCTCGTGTTGTTCGTCAGTTAGATAGTGTGACTCGTTTCAGGCGACCGAATCTTAATCCAGTATTCGCAGGTGCTCATAAAACCGCCGACGCGGCCGGAATAGTGACTGCTCCTTGGAATGCGGCGACTGCTGATGATGTGGATTGGATATGGTTAGATATTCAGGCAAATCAGATCACAGATATCTCACAGGTTCCATTCGTAGTGGGTGAAACCATTAATCTCTGTCGGAATACTGCTCCTCTTGTTGCTGGGGATAATCAAACAATTAATATGAGCACTTCTGCTGCGGCAGGTGTCTTTGCTCCTGCTACTATCTCTTCTATTGAGATTGATGCTTCGGGAGGTGCTAATAATGGTTATGTTAAATTATTATTCACTGCTGATATGCGACAGAATGCGGCGGCAGGTGGTCGTGGTTTTAACGCTGCTGCTGGGACTACTGCTGTCTATTCGTGTGCGGTAGAAGAAGCTGCGACTTATCCGGTAGAATATAATGTGAACAATCTAAATCTTGTATGTCATACTCTACAGATGGCGGATCAGTATAAAGCAGGTATGCTCGCCAAAGCACGTGAAGGTGGGGCGATTGAGTTTGATATCTTTTCTGCTACTAATTATAAAAATTCTATGCTCGCTAGTGAAAGACAAGCATCTTTCTTAATTCATGCTCAAAATCGCAAAGCGAAATCGTTACTCTGCTTACCTACTGATAGTAGTGTTTATACTGATAAACAATTAGTCTGCTCAAATGGAACTTATGAAACTACTCGTGATGCTATGGACGGATTACTCAACTCAGCACGATCAGGTATCACAGGATGCTGTGACCAGTTATCAGAACTTCAATTCCAGATAAATGGGAATTTAGTTCCTGCAAGACCAGTCTCGACTCGTAAAATTGCTACACGTGAAAGTATTGATGCTTTCCATATCTTCGAATTAGAAAAAGGATTAAGTAATGCTGGTATCACCCCTCATAGTTTCACTAAATATATGGATAATTTTGTGATATCTCGTGGCTTCGCGGTCAACTCAGGATGTATGGATCTGCGAGACAAAGATTTATCTGTTCAACTTAAATATCTTGAAGCAACCGCACCGACTAAACCGAAGATGTTCTCCACCTTTGTATTTCACTTGCGAAGATTAATTATTTCAGGTGGAACGACGACAATCATAGAATAAATATTTTTATTTTATCCATACATATTTTTATATAAGTTATATTATAAAATGACTTCACGCTATATTTCTCTTCGCCCAGACAATGTAAATCCTGACGCAACCATATCGTTTAAAGCCGGATTTCCTGTATTATCTTTTACGATACAATCGCAGGCAGCGATCCTTGATCCTCGCTCTATCCGTATTAATGGTGAGTTATCTGTTTTTAAAGATTTACTTGCTGGTGGTTCTACTCCTGCTTTTAGTGATGATGTAGCACCTCGTGTAATGATGGATAATCGTTTAGGTATCTTTGCTATGTGGGATCAGTTAGTAATTCGCCATAATAAATCTAAACAGATTTGCGAACACATCAGGCATTATAACAGATATTTATCTTCCTATCTAGGAGTCACCTCATCGGTACAAGATATGGTTGGTCATTTAAATGAAACATGCCTTATCCAACCTAATCCCGAAGCTATGTATCAAAATGTAGTCGCCTCTTCTACTACGGCACAAGCACAGAATATCCCTAAAAAGTTCAGTTGTCACCTCCCATCAGGTTTCATGATGTCAGGTAATAGTATAAATCTATTAGAAAATAGTTTTGGCGGGATCCAGATAGAAATTCACCTATCCCCTGATAGTAATTGCTTATTTAGTGATAGTGGTCTTATTGCTGCTGTTCCTCCGGGAGCAACAGGAGACATGCATTATGAACTCAAAAATCTCTCTCTAACTTGTGAAGTATTTGATATCCCTGTTGACCAGATGTCTCAAATGATGTCTCAATCTTCGGGAGCATTAGAATTTAATACTATCTCATCTCTCTACACATCTATCAATACATCTAACGCTCAATTACAATACAATCTTGGACTACGTAATCTACAATCAGTATTCATGACTTTCACTCCATCTAAAAATATTAATACACTCGTAGAGAATGGATTAGCGACTGTATATCCTAGTAATGATGATGTTACTGAACCTATGTGTGCTTTTAATAGAATTCAATTCTTACGAGGTGGTCAAAAATATCCTGTTGATTTTGATATGACTGGTAATTCCTCTACTCGCTTCCCTCTCAATAATAATATTGCGGGAGCAAATGGTAAATTATTTAATATCAGTGATTCTCAATTAGCGAAACAATTCGCCGAAGCTATTATCCCTGAATATATGTTAGATAGAACATCTCTCTCTAATAGAAATCTTAATAGAAATTATAGTATGGACGCTGGATTTGATGGTAAGGGAGTCATCACTCCCGATTATAAAACTCTTCCCGAAGGAGGTGCTCTGTTCGGTCTCGGTATGCGGTATAGTCAGTTCAATAAAGGTCAGGACTTCTCTACTCAGCAATGGGGATGTTCTCTCGAAAGTGATTTAACTACTGATAATCCACAATCAGTCTTCCTTTTCTTTAAAGCAAAAGCAGTATTAAGTTGGGACACATCTAACATTCAGTTAATCACGTAGTGCGTTTAAATGACATCTTTTTTTTGATTATAAGATTATAAAATGAATAAATTCCAACAAGGTAAAATCTATAAGATTACTGACCATACTAATAATAATATATATGTAGGATCAACTATCCAAACATTAAAACAAAGATTACGAGGTCATGAAAGAGATGCATATCACCCATTAATTAATTGTGCGAGTAAAGATATCATATTAAATAATGAATATAGTATAGATTTATTAATAGATTATCCTTGTGAATCATGTTCAGAGTTACGAAAAAAAGAACAAGAATTTATAGATATAATAGATTGCTGTAATAAAGCAAATGCTTATGTATCACCAGAAGATAAAAAAACCAAAGCAATAGATTTCTATAATAACAATAAAAAAGATATCTTGGAAAAGAAGAAAAACTATGATCAAGTCTATTATGAATGTGAATGTGGTGGGAGATATAATATGAGCCATAGAGCAAGGCATCTTAATTCACAAAAATGTAAAAATTATTTTAATTTAAAAAATAATCTTGCTAATGATATAAATGTTGGAGAATCTTGATATCAGATGGTTAATCAATAAATTCTTTATGGAACATCCTGAATATGAATATGAAGTAGAATATGATAGTGATGAAGATTATGAACCTGATCCTAACTACCATACAGATACTGATAGTGAGTTAGATTATGATAGTGAATAATTATTATACTATAACATAATTTTTTTATTTTTAAGATATCTTTTTTTATATTACTACATATATAAAATGTCAGTAGTTCCAGACCTTATCCGTCTATCGCAAGTCCCAGTAAATTATGAACAGGAGATCCAAACAGATCTATTAGAACCAGTCGTTCAGCAGGAAGCAACCGCAACAGGAACAGGTTTCTGTCGGTTTGATTTACAGCAGAAAGGTTTCTTACATTCACAAAGTAAGATTTTTATTTCGCTAGTCCCATTAACGAATGGTCGGGCATATGTTCCTCCTAATATTGGTATTGGTTCTGTGATCCAGCGAGCACGCCTCGTAGTCGGTAATCAGGTACTGAATGAAATATCTGATTGGAGCAATCTTCATGCTATTAAATCTACAGAAATAGATAATGAAAATAATAAAGAACGTGAGCAGTATGTCAC